GCAGCAGTATCTCCGTTGAATTTTAAACCATCAGAATCTATTCTAGCCTCTTCAGTTCCATCAATAAAAATTGCAAGCGTAGATGATGCTGCTGAATTATTAGGATCAATACTTATACGACCACTATTTTGTGCTGATGAAAGATTATTTAGACGCATTGAAACATCACCTGACCCATCAAGTATGTCTATTTGATGATTATTAGCAGTTGAAAGGCCATTATCTGTAATACGTATACGTTCTAAACTATTAGTAAAGTTAGTGTTTGCATCTCCACCTGTTGTAAAAAAAATGTCACCACTATCCATGATAATCTTTCCAGAGCCAGAACCATCAACTAAACCAATGTTTGCAAATCGATCTGAGCTTTCAATGTAAAGAGCATTATTGTCAGTACCCATATCTATATGTAAAGGCACATCAGGATCTGCTTTGCGTATACCCACCCGATTAGCAGAGCTATCGATAAAGAGAGTATCTGTATCAAACTTTATGTCGCCATCTGCATTAGATACAAAGGCTGCTAAATCTCTAGCTCTGGTCATCGGTTACTCCTACTCTGGTGCGCTATCTTCTAAGTGTTTGGCGTAAGCTGCTTTGACATCACTGGTATGTACTTGTGCAGCAATGCCTTGAACATCTGCGCTTTCTTTTTTCAAATCGTCTGCGCTTATGTCAGGCGATACAACATGACGGTGAAATGATCGACTAATCTCAACACCATCTTTCTTAATAACGGTAGCTGTTCGCACTTGAATGTGCTTAAACTCACCGACTACCTCTATTTTGTCTTGTACTGTTTCTTCTGTTAATGCCATTGTTTATCTCCTTTTGGCTGTGGACTGACTACCTAGTTTCCAACTAGGGTGTTATTTTGTATGTAATTGTTCCAGCTAAAATTGCACTTCCACCGTTTTTGTGTTGATAATCTAATGGGTCCCAATTAGCTGATGAGTTCGAAATAAACAGAATTGAACTAAGATTTGTATCTACATATGCTACAATACCGTCATCCGCAGTATCCCAATACCTAAACATTACCGCTCCAACAGACCTTTTTTTAGAAGCGTAAGGAAGTCCATTTATTTTAACAGGATCTGTACTTGTGGCTTCTGTAAAAAATCTCAAATCAAAATATATTGTTACTAAATCTCCTATTTTTGTGTAAGTTGGAGTAACATTTGCAGTTAAAGATCCTACTTGCGAAGTAGCTGTCCAAGTTCCCTCTTCATAATCGTCTAAAGTTTCACTAGAAACACCTGAACCACTGGCATCACCAAAGACTACACCGCCAGAGAGGTAGAGGTCTTTAAAACGTGCTGAACCAGCACCTAAATCTATAGTTCCGTTAGAACCTGACCCTGCTTCAAGAGGTGCAACAATGTGAGTAGCAAATTCTAGCCCTGCATGATCTGCGGCTGATGCGGCTATTCGTATATTATCATTACCATTAACTTCAATATTTCCTACCGTAGTACCATCTTTGCGAAAATTAACTATTGCACCATTATCTGATTTACGATTCAAACGTAAAGCTTCAGCACCATCTACTGAAAAGTTACCTTCACCAGAAGCATCAATAGAAGCACCAACAACATCTGCACCAGTAGGATTTGGATTAGTAGTTCCTACCATAAAAACACGAGAACTATTTATTCTAGCAGCCTCAGTAGGTGCAGCATTGTCAGTACCGTCATTGGTCTTGAAAATTAAATCACCCTTCTGGTCAGAACCCGTGCCATCATGTGATCCTTGAATTTCAGCCAGTGTATGAGCGCCTACGTCACCAGACCGAAAACCTCTAAATCTTAGCCGCGACTCTCTACCACCATCTGTATTTTCTTTGGTGCTATTTTGAACAGTTACAACTGCTGTGTCAAAAGTACCGTCACCTTCTACCGATACAGAATCTGTAAATGAAGGCGTAGTCAGGTTTTGATTTACTAAGTTAAACTCATTGAATGTCTCAAAGTCTAGAACATCACTAGCACTAGCAGCTGCTGTGAGAACAATATCACTACCATTAGTAGCTGTATAATCAGTTCCATTTATAAGACGCACACCATTTAAAAACACTGAGATATTGTTACCATCTGAATATCCCAAAGTATTAAATGTAGTTTGCCCAGCAGTTGCTGTAAAAGACTGCGTTTCTTTTATCCCCTGTGGTACTGGTGTGCTACCTATATATCCAGCCATGTTTAAATCCTTACTTGTTATCCTTGATGGCCTTGTTAACAGCCTTCATGTCTTCGTTAGTCCAAAAGTCCTTGGCTACCATCAGTTCTAAATGCTCTACATTACGAGCTTTGGTTGCAGTCCATTCGTCTGCGTCCATGTCATCAGGTTTGTTAGCGTTTAGCAGATTAACACTGTGACCCATTGCTGTGTAGTGTTGTGCGATTTGTTCTTTGGTTGGTGTGTCGGTCATTTGGTTATCCTTCTAATGCTGTGATACGTGCTTCTAGTTCTTGAATGGTTTTAACAAGCAGTGGCACTAGCTTGGCTTGGTCAATGCCTTGTGGATCAATATTACCGTTTTCATCAACAGCATCTTTTTCTCCAGTAATTGCTTCTGGTACAATGCTCGAAACTTCATGCGCTAAGAAGCCATCTACTGTTTTGTCGGGATTTGCAATAAAGTTAAAACGTGATGGTTTAAGCTGCTTGAGGCGTGTTGTTGCATCCCAATCATATGTTACGTTCTCTTTAAGGCGGTAGTCTGAAGTTGTTGAGTACGATGTGGAAGAAGTTGATGACAAAATAAAACCAACTTGTGATCCTCCAGTGTTAAATCGCATTGGAATCCACGATTGATTGGAAGAGTTATCCATATAAACTGCTGTTCCACCACCATAACTATTCACCATTTTTTGCGAATACTTAGATGATGAACCACCAAACCTAGAAATAGTATCGGATGTTGTAGAAATTGTACCTATAGCGGTACATCCAGTGCTATCGATGTATAATCTAGGATTACCATCCCCATCAGACAGGATAATGTTGTTGCTTGAGGTTCTGATGTCTATGCCGCCTTGGTTGCCGTTGTATTTACCAAGGATGGTGTTTTTAGAGCCTGATGTTACTGACCCACCCGAACTTGCTCCAACAAAAGTATTGTCTGTTCCCGTGGTATTAGTTCCAGCTTTGTAACCTATAAATGTTTGATCATCGCCTGTTACGTTAGAAAACCCAGCTTGATAACCAAGTGCCGTATTGAAAGATGCGGTGGTGTTGGCCCCAAGCGCAGACCCACCTATTGCCGTGTTAAAATTACCCGTGGTGTTTGCGGATAATGCAGCTACACCGCCACCATCGTTATATGTACCCACCGCTACGTTAGACACACCTGTTGTGTTTGCCGACAGACTTTCTGGCCCAACAGCCGTGTTACGATTGCCTGTTGTATTAGAAGTTAAAGCAGCAAAACCTAATGCGGTTATATAGCTACCTGTTGTAGTAGCATCAGCAGCTAAGCTACCTACAGCCACATGACCTGTACCAGTAGTGTTAGCAAAAAGCGCATTATATCCCAATGCTGTATTGTTGGATGCGGTAGTGCCAGATTGATATGAACCTACACCTAATGCAGTATTCTTATCGCCAGTGCTTATTGCATTTCCAGAATTGTATCCAATAGCGGTATTGTTGTTACCACCAGAAGCAATAGATGCGGCAGCACCTTCTCCAAGATGTGTGTTATTTGTGCCTAGAGTAGTTGGAATTATAGACCCAGCACTATCTATTCTGAGCCTCTCAGTAGGACTAGCACCATCTGATCCATCATTAGTTTTAAATATCAAATCGCCTTTTTCATCATCCGAATTACCATCATGGCTAGCTCGTATTTCAGCTAATGTACTTTCCTCACCGCCAGACTGTTCGCCTTTAAAATGAATAGTACTTTCACGCCCACCATCACTGTCCTCTTGGGTTGTATTTTTAAGAGTAAGATCTGGTGACGTATCAGTGCTGGTTATATCGCCTTTTATATCAGCAGCATTACCAGTAACAGTGCCAACCTTTGCACCAATATATCCAGCCATTAGGTTATCTCCATATAATTCATTACAACAGAAACCTTGTCAGCAACGGAGCAATCTACCTTAATAATATCACCCTCATTCATGTTTATTTTGTTAACCTCTAATGAGCTTTTAGCTGGCAAAGGAACATCTTTGAGAAAATGAGCTGTTGTGTTTTGCGTCTGATTTGTTTGCGTTGTTGTACTGACTAACTGCAAAGTGACATCCACCTGGGCAGTATGCACGTTTGTTAAAAATATACTTTGCACCACAAGCGTACTACCTGTTTGTACAGTGTAGATAGTTTCGGGAGTACCAGCACTAGCTGGCGCAACATCCCTTGTAATTACCTTAAATGTATTTGGCATATTTTTCTCCTATGAGCCGAGGGCAATCGCAAGCGCAGTCGCCTCGTCTACCGTTGCTTTCTGCGCTATAGTACCGATGTTGCTTGCTACTGTCGTGATGTTGGCGCTGTTATCAGCCACCGTCTTAATGTCGTTATCTATTGTTGAAATTAGGTTGCCCATACCATTACCATGAGAAGTGCAATAATATTGGGCTGGCATCGTGCCAGTAGTAGGAACGGTGATAACAACCGTTGCGCCTGACTGACCAGCAGTTCCGTTTACTGAAACTCCTGAAGTGAAAGAATTACCTCCAGAATCTTTGAATGCTAACGGATGCCCAGATACCGAAGAGTCACTAACATTAAATGTGTAAGTGTGACCTCGAACAAGTGTTAAAGGTGGATTAGCAGCGCCATTTAGATAAAAAATATTTCCTGTTCCACCACCACCATACAAAGATCCGCTAGCAACCGTTACAGTTATCGATGATGTGCCAGAGAATATAGCAGCCAGGCCATTTAGTGTGGCTATGCTTTGCGATATAGTTGTTATCTCTGATTGCACTGGCGAAATAACAGCAGCACTTGCAGCTGCTGAGGTCGCTGAGTTCGCACTTGCGGTAGCTGAGTTTGCACTATTAGTTGCCTGGGTTGCTGAACTAGTTGCAGAATTTGCTGATGCAGTTGCTGAGTTAGCAGAAGCAGTAGCAGAATTAGCCGATGCCGTAGCACTAGCAGCCGCCGCATTTTGGCTGGCAGTCGCAGATGCAGCATCTACAAGCAATGACCATTTAGCGCTATCGGTGTTTGTCGTTAGAGGTTGTGATCCGCTTGATGTGTGAGCTGTCGTAGCAATAAAAATATTATTGGTGCTTGTGTCCTTCACAATGTCACGCACAGCGTAGGTTGTACCAGAACCCCAGTTACCTTTAAAAACACCGATCTCTTGCGTAATGTCGATGTTACCAGATCCGTCAAAAGCAAAGATTTTATTTGCCCTGGCTGTTGCGTCCTCAGTAAAACTTGGATTTGTAATCGTAGTTGTTTTAGAACCCTTAATTGTACGACTTAATACTTCCTCATGTTTTTGCACCATAAAGGCAAACTTATCTAACGTGTCCTCTAGTAGCGCAGCTGGGAACGGATCGTTAGGTACGAGATCCAAACCTTGTGTAAGCGGTTGCTCTCGGATGATTGTAATACTTTCACCAGACGCTGGAGCCGTACCCATTGTGACATTGCCACCAGACGCAGCCCCTACCCCCGACACTGTGTAATGTGTCGTAATAGTTTGTGTAGTCTCACCACCTGACGCATTACGAATAATGACAGTCAGGTCATCCTCATCGAAGATCTTAAAGCCATAGGCAAAGACCGTCTGTGAGCCGTTGCCGTTATAGCTAACTTTGTTTGTTGCGCTACTTACCGTCATTATCTCAATCTTTCTTCTTTTGCGATTTCGAGGTCATATAAAGTTTGGGCTATATTGTCGTACTCTGGGCGCTTCATCAGTTCTTCCCACCCAGCATCTAAGAATTCTTTATTTAACAATCTTATGAGTGCGCGCTTGCCGAGATCATCTGATCGATCATACTCGCGGCCATACCTGTTTGAGGTATCTAAAATCATGGACTCTAAAGCTTCTGTAAAAGTAACCCGACCAAGGCCAGGCTTGCGAAGCATAACCACGTTTTTGCTTTCGTTAATCCAATCACTAATTGTGCCGTTAGATAACCGTAGCTCGCCTTTTGTATCTGGATTTGTAAGAGGCCAGCCACCTGTTGTGGTGGCTATTCTCATCAGCTCTTTTTCCCAATCCGATACTGGCTCTGTTTCGCTTAATCTAAAACCTGACAAGTTGCTAAAAATAGACGCGATTGGACGCGCATAAATGTTCATATCTGCATTACCCAGCTGACGCCCTAGCGTATCATATCGAGGTGCAGACTTATCTTTATCACTACGAAATACAGAATTTTTTGCCTGGTACGCATCCATTTCTTTTATAAAACGCATGACTGTCTGTGTGCCCGTTTTTGGCAGACCAATCATGCGATAATCTGGTTCACCAAACTCATCTGCATAGACAAAAGATCCGTCAGAATTTTTTTGTAAAATATCAGCTTCGGTCAAATATATTACGTCTTCGCGCGGATCCCTAACAGCACCGCCTGATACTATTCTATCACCAGCCCTTTGTAGTGCTGAAAACGGATTTGGTACACCTACAATAGTTGCTGCTTCTGCTGGGCTTTTAAAAAGATTACTTAGGTCTAAATTAAATTTATCTCCCCTAAATTCAAACACATCAATTAAATTTGATATGCCTTCTAGCATAGGCAATTCTTTGTAATATGCTGCGATTGATGCAGCAGCAGCCGCTGCCATATTGCCACGCATTGTTGGATCGCGTGTAACGTGCATACGTTGAACAGTGTCTGCTGTAATGCCTATGACGGCTGCCAGCGGCCCAAAACCATTATAACTTACATAGGTTAATTTACCGTTTGGATTTCCATAAAAATCATACAAAGGTAAATCATTTCCATCTTTATCAACTGGCCAATCTTTACCTTTAAAAACCATTGACCAAGGTTGCCATCCTTTTGGCAACTTTTCACGCACCTTTGGATCTTTTGGCATAGCGCCTGTTATTTGACCCTCTATAGCGTAGCTTGCGACAACCGCCATAGTTCCTGAGCCAAGCGTCAATCGACCCATCGCCATTTGCTGTGCTTTTGCACCGTTTTTTCCAAGAATGTCAGCTGCACCATTTGGCGTAACTAAATTTAAAAATGGTATAAACTCAGCTGTTCTGAATGCATCGTTTGTTGGCGCAACCGTAAACGGCATTACAAAACGACCTACGGGTATACCAGCAATATCTGCATTTTGTATTAGCTTCGCTGCATCGCCAAACTTACCTAAATCACTTTGTAGCGTATCGTATTTAGATTTATCAACTAGATCGTCTGCCCGTGAATATGGATCGAGCAACATCATACCAGCTTCATCTTGTGCTTGTTGTGGTGTCTTACCACTTCTTATTGCTGCTTTGTATGCGCGGTTAGCTTGAACATACAGCTCACCACGTTGTGACATTGTTTTAAAAAACTCATCACCAGCAAGTAATGCCCGAAAAGGTAACCTGGCACGTTTGCCAAATTCATCAAAAGCTTTAGCCAAGTAGCTATCACTTTGCCCAGAAATAGCTGAGTATTGTTCAACATCTAATTTACTCGCACCAGCTGGCATTTCTGTTTTGAAGGCATATGCGCCAACGCGCAAACCATCTTTAAATGAATCCATGTACCCTTTAAAACGTACAAGAAAATCATCTAAGTAAACTTGTTCTGGCGACAGTTCTACATTGGGATATAGAAATAATTTTGTTTGTCTGCCTATTGCACCATAAACACCAGCTATAGCTTCGGCTGGCAGCTGATACGCCATAAAACTACCCGTGCCTAAAAAGTTTTTTACTTGCGTTGCAGTGCTACTAAGAAGTCCAGCCAGATATACTTCTGAAATCATCTGTCGTGTTCTAGCTCTCCAGCCGCCACGCGCCATTGTATTTACGCCAGCCAACCCTTCCTCTTTTTGCACCCTAAGTAATCTTGTGGCCATTGCATCGACTAATTCGATACCACCACTTTCTTGCAACATACGTCTAGCTTCTTGTGCTTGGCGTACAGCACTATCTTCGCCACCAATTTTTATTTGAAACGATTGTAATGCGCGCGCTGCTTCCGTCTGTGCGCCTTTGAGCTGTAACTGTATACCAGCATGAATTGCCATCTGCCTTCGAAAAGCCAAACGATCTAAATCAGTGCCTTGACCGCTTTGTATTTTAGTAGCTAACTCATTAAGCTTTGTTGCTGACCGCACCATAATTTCACGGGCTGCTGTAAGTTCTACAGCGCTTAATGCCTGTCCAGTTTTACGCGCTAACAATCTTTGCGTAACACCAATTTCATCTTCCATAACTTCAGCAACTTTATCGACAGTTACATTGTTAGGAACGTAACCCCTGGTAGCTACTTTAGTTTGATCTTTGTACACCTCAGACAAGGCAGTAATTGTGGCGTTTATGTCATCGCCCGTATTCATATAATCAAAATTAAAATCACCGCCTTCGGTGAGTGTTTTTATACCAGCTTCTCTAGTCTCAATTAACTTTAACGCTTGATTAGCTTTAGCCTCATCAACCAGTGCTTGCTCTGGATCTGCGTCCCTAGCGTCAGCTGATAGAGATCGTTTAGCTTGTGCGTTTACATCTATAGCGCTTTGCTCTAGCGCCTTTTGTTCAGCAGCTATAGCGTCTTCAGCCTCTTGCAGCACTTGTACGTTTTCTGGCTCTTCTGATTGAAAACTACGCCGTTCAAATTCTGCCTGGCCTTCTGGTGATAGCACATTTGGCGCGGCTTCTTTTTTCGCTTCTAGATCTGAAAACGTGCCATCGTCAGGTTTTAACACGCGCTCTTGTGGCGTTGGCGGTTTGTCGGCTACGTCTTGAAACTTTTTTATGACTTCGAGAACTGCTTGAGTACCACCTTCTTTAAAAAGACCAGCTAGCTGTACGTTCTTTGGATCTTCGGCAAACTCCGTAGGTGACCCTTTTTCAGCCAGTGCAGATCGTTGTATGTTTTCGTCTGCTATGTCTTGCGGATTTATTGCCATTGAGCCTCGCATAAAAAAAGGACGCAAGAGCGTCCTTCAATCAAACTATTTTATTTTTTAGGGTTCAGTAGGTGGTGTTATTCCTGTTCGGAATTCTGCATTGATTTCTGGGTTTGCTGTGAATCCGTACTTGATTTGGTATTCTGCATCGACTGCATCGATCCTTGGGATAAGTTCTGTGATGACATCACGAACTTTCCGTTGAATATCGGATCGTCCTTCTCCGCCCACTTGCGAGATATAACCTTCACCATTTTTACCTCCTGTCCAATCATTACCAGCGTAACCATTTTGACTTGCAAAATATCTTACGTTTGCTTCTGCATCGCCTAGATCAAGCTCATCTAAAGCCTGGTCAACTAACTTTATAAACTCTTTATTATCAAATTCAAGATAATCAAAGTTTATTATTCTGACACCGCCTGTTGCACCAATTGGATTATATTCACCATGACCAGATAATTTAGATAGTATTTGTGCAAATTGTGCAGTCTCTTCCTCAGTAAATTTTCGACCAATATCAACTTGTATACCGTTTGCATCTTTTTTGGCTGGATCAAAGAAAGGTCTGTGATAACCCACACCGTCTTGCTTCATTAGTATGCCTCGAACAGCGGCGTAAGCATTTACTAAATCTAAAGCGGCTGGATCGACAGCACCGTATTTTGGCCCTTTGTATTGTTTCGGTATAGCTAATTCAGTTTGTGTGCCTGGGCTTACTTTACCTTCAAAGTATCCTGGTGCTTCAAAATCACCTGGTGACGGTATACCCAGACGCTGGGCTACTATGTCATTGCCGTTATCGTCTAAAAAGGCTTTAGAAATATCAACATGATATTGTTGCTGCACTTCGTAAGGTGCATCGAACATCTCTAACATGTGACCACTAGTTCGCCCTGGAATACTTTCCCAGCTAATTTGCATTTTGTTTTTTTCTAACGCATCGGCGTAATCGAATTTAGCTTTGTCTACAGATGTACCTTGATCGTCTGCTTTAGCTTTGACCCATATAGCTGCTTGTACTTGTTGCGGTTCCCACCCTAGCTCATCGGCTAATTTGTTAACTTCGTTTTCTATGAACGTATATTGTTGGTCTGTTGGGTTATCTGTTTTGTAACCAAAGGCGCGCAGCATCCAAAGATCTACTGTGACGGGTTGACTTAGCGTTGGCTCTATTTCTCTCATTAAGTTGACGTAAAAACTATTTGTCTTGCGACCTTCCCACGGAGTGCCATTAAACATATCCGTTAATCTTTTACTCATCGCTGCTGGAAACCTACCAGTGGTTATTGGTTGGCCAGCTTTGTTTTGCAAATAGGCTTGTAAAGCAAAGTCAAAATTTGCCCCTACTGGTGTGCTTGATGACGTAATCGCAATTGCTTGCGCTAGTTTTTCTGCCTCTACTTTGTCACCACCCACGGCATCAAGAATAGCCTTACCTGATCGCTCATACCAAAAACGTCCAGGCGCACCTTCTAAAGTTAAATCATATACCTTTTTTCGTAGCGCTGCTAATTTTTGTGGCGTGTTTAGACCAGGTGGCCCACCTACATATCGACCAGTAGTGCCTTCTCTTCTTATTTTAGCTTGATCAAAAAGCTCTATGGCTTTGTTTATTTCATCGCCAATGTTACCGCCCATCGATCCTACAGTGGGCATATCGCCTGGCTGGTTTAGACGCTTACCTATTTCTTCTATTGCAGCTCGAATAGCTGGTATATTTTTCTTAATACCTTTTGCACCAGCTGCTGTGAGGGGTACGGCTTCAGCAAACGATAACCCAGCCTCTAACGCACCCATAGCGACAGTTAAATTATCGCCAGAGTTCAAACCTCGGTTCATTGTTATAACGCCTTCTTCAGCGCCGTAAAACAATCCTTGCGGCGTAAAGTCAGCAATACCAATGCCCAGATCCCTAGTAGAGTTGACGTTGCCAAAAATACCTTCTGCCATTTGTCGCGCAGCAAATTCATCAATACCTAGCGCACTAAAAATTTGCTTTAACTCACCTTCGCGATTAAGATAAAAACCTTCTCTATCTTCTTCTCTTTTAGTTAACTCGCGAGGCATGGCCAAGTCACCGCCAGACCTTCGCACTAGCAGTTGCTCACCAGTAGTCAGCGGATCCGTGCGGCCTGTTTTTTCCTGACCTTGTGGCATCAGACCAGCGGCCATAACCTCATCTTCTGTGTAGCCAGCTGATGTAAAGTTATCGATATCAAAAGGCTGACCCATGCTTTGCAGATCTTGAGCATAGCCTTTTATCTCACGGGTGCGATCTTTTGGCTCTTCACCAACCTTGACGTATCCCCCACCCTCAAGCGTCATCAGTATTTCTGTTTTGCCTGTTTCTGTATTGTATGTGGTTTTTTTGTTTTTCATTGCCGCGAGGGGTGGATGATTTTCTGCTAGCAGACGCGCCTCATCATACTTGGCCATTTCTTCATCAGTATCTGTAACAATCGCCGAACTCATTCAAATGCTCCAGATCTTAAAAATTCTCTAAGTCTTCTTTTGACACGCGACACTCTTCGATCTAACGCTTCATCTTGCTCTGTGGTGGCAAACCAAGCGTCTAATTCCGTCACCATGTTTGCCGTGCCAGAAAACTCATGGCCTAATTCAATTAACGTCTTGGCATCTCGATTATCTAAAAGATAATTTTCGTAATCGAGTATTATGCCATCGTTAAATAAATCTTTTTCAGCTTCAAAAAATTCTTTAAGTTTTTGCTGTATTATTGTTGGCGTAAGCTCTTCTGCATCTGCTGTAAAACTTTCTAATCGCAAATCCTCTAAGGCTCTGGCTACATTAAAAAACGCTGCCTTGTTAACTCGCGCAATCTCTCTATCGTCTTCTTTATACTGTTCATAACCGTATTTGTTTTTAGCTATTTTGATTGCAGTATTTATTGAATTGGTTACCAGCTGGGCTGCTTTTGTTTCTGCACCTGTTGCCAAGCGTTCGTTGGCCTCTCTGTCAGCGACAATGCCGTTTGCAAAAAATTTATAATCAGTAATTGATAAAAGCGGTTTGCTATTTTTTAAATCGTCAAATGTTAACGTGCCTTCGAATCTGAGCGTAAACAATCTGTCGTATTCCATTTGATTTGTTTTCTCAGCAAATGGGATTGTGATAGCGTCTTGATCTGCCTCAATTACTTTTTGAAACGCTGCATCGACCTCGTTTGTTTTATACAGATAATCTACGATAGATGTTCTTACTTGAGCGCCCGTCAGCACCCCGTCTGGAGTTCGAGCAAAGAAAGATCTGATCTCAGGCACAGCCTTATCAGCTGCTGTTAGGTCATCTTCTGAAAATAGATCCCCTGGCTCTGACACATTTGTGTGAAACTCGTATCGGCTTTTGAGAGCGCTCATTACAGTCTTACGCGCTTCCTGTTCCTTTTTTTCTTCTTTCTCAATAGCAGCTGCAAAGTTTTTGGCGGTATTTAGTGCGCCCTCTAAAATGTCATTAGCATCGTCACTTCCTATGTTTAGCAGCGTGTGCATTGTGTAATCGCCACCAGCTTGCAGTTGTTGCAAATCGTCTGTCTTGCCATCGTAATAGTCTTCTAATGTCACAATAAGATCTATGGCGCGACCAGGATCTCGACCCACGTATTGAGCCACAACATCTTGAGCTATGTCTTTTTTTAATGCACCCAATGAACTAATAACTGCGTCACCGCTGAAACGACCTGACTTTACGCCTGGCGCATATTTGTTAACCAGCTTTTCTATTTCTAAATCGTAATTTTTTATTTGAACACTTAGGTTAGAAAGCTTTTCTTTTGTGTTTTGAGTTAAACTATTTAATGATAACTGTTCAGCTGCGATAATTTTTTTATCAATTACTGATTTCAGTCTAAAACGGTTTGTAACTTCGTTTAAATCAAATTCATGTCGTAACTTTTTTTGCAAGGAAGGAAGCTGCACCGTAGATATAATCTCGTTGCGGATCCTATCCATGCGCTGACCCCAAAGGTTTTTACCGTCAAGCACATTGCCGTAGTCACGACTTTTTGACAGCTCACTTGTGGCGTTAGCGACCTCTTCCTCAATCTTTAGTGCGGCCTCATTAAACTGCTGTGAAGCAATCATGTCACGGCGCTGTATGGCAAACTCACCAACTGTATCGAGTAAAGATGAAGTAACCTCACCCTTGGCCAGTTCTGACCGTACAAAAGGCTCTGCGTTTTTACGCACGTTAAACCGCTTACCAGGCAATTCATTTGAGCGCTGAGTTCTCGCTGTGTATATGGGGATCCTCATGCGCTGCTATACTCCATCCCCGTGCTAACGGCTGATCCTAGCTCTTTAAGAAGGCTTGCTGTACCAGATGCTCGAAGACCAGAGGCATTTGCCTGGCCCGACATGCGTGTTAGCTCTGCTTGTAGTTTTGACTCCTCGATTGCGTCATCGATCTGCATGTTTGTAATGGCGTTGTTAAACTCGGCCACTTCTATTTCGTAATCGTACTCGCGCGCGTTTTCTCTTAACACATCGATGGGTGTGCCTTGTGTTAGATCAAAACCAGCATAGGCATATCCAGACCGTGCTTTGCCTTGTACATCTTTTTCAAACGCCCTGGCATTTAATGTCTGACTTGCAGCGAAGTTGGCATTTATTATTTGGCGCTGCCTGGTAAGTAGATCTATGTCGCGTTCTATAATCTGAGCATTGAACTCAGCAGCCTCCGCTGCGCGATCAGCTGCTTTGTCAGACGCTTTCTTAGCGGTAAATCCAGACAGCAGATCTGTGCCAATTTTTATAGCCGTTAAAGCTAATAAGGGATTAGCCATTGCTCACCTATATGTCAAAAGTGTTTAATCGAGGATAGAAGGCCAGTACGGTCATAGGCAGTGGCTGGGTTTGTTGAATAAAGATACGATCATCATCCTCAAAGCCCCCTCTAAATTCTATATCTTTATCGCCCGTAAAAAGCGGCACAGCGGTATCCATGTCCATCGAGCTATCGCGAAATGGTATACGATCTACGTTATTGGCATCGTTGCCAACCTCTATACCTACGGTTTCGAATAATCGTAATGTTATGCCGTGGATCCGCTTGGGCTTGCCCTGGCTTGTACCGTCAACAGATCCAGCCTCGACACGCAGTGTGGTCATTGAACTAGTATAGGGCAAACCAACAGCAGCTGATGTAACGGCGTAATTTAGTGAAACAGCATTTACTGTCGCAGCAGTGCTTATTGTTGCGTCAGGATGTGTTGCGCCATTTGCTAAGACACTTACGTTTTGGCCTCTTAAATGATTGATGCCTGACAAAGTCGATGTTGAGCTACCAGAATACTGCAAACCGCTATCAACAAAATTTGCCCCTGATCCCAAATTAGCAAAATCAAAAGGTCTTAATCTTTCTATATATTTTCTTACCGTGCCGTTTATACTTCGCTTAACCACCATGTATAGCTCATCTTCGCCGCTATCTGTAGGCAGCGTTGCAATGCTTTCAACCACCGCCTGACCGCCACTAAACGTGCCACCAATGACATGCTTATGCCAGGCCACGACATCTTCCTCACGGCGATAGGTTAAACCCATAAGTGTACCGTCTGGGCGCAGCGCCCAAATGATACTGTCAGGCTCTTGCTGGTATGCAAGTTGCGTAATACCGCCCTCGGTTAAATGTTCAGCTAGTATCGTCATATCAGGCGCTTGGTAGCCGCCCGTGTTTACATCACCCACAAACTTAAATTCTCTTAGTTTTCTACCGCCGCGCTGAACAAAAAGCGTCACGTCAGCTACTTGCACGGGATCAACAGGCGCACTTCCGTAATTAGAGTATTTTCTAATTAGTGTCGTTGTTGGTGTTATCGGCCCATCATTTGTTGATGTCAGCACATATTCACCACCCGAAGTGCCGATAGTCAGCACTCTGGTTGCTGAGAGAGAACGTATAGCGTTTACCTGGTTAGATGCGATTGTATAAATAAGCGCATCATCATCGCCCGTACCCGTGGTAAAATTATCGTAATCACCGTTTTTACTAAAAAATAATGTTTGTGGATTATTGTTTGTGTTACCAAACACTAAACGCTGTTCAAAAAATGTAACCACACTTGGGAAATTATTGGCGCTGGAAAGCGTTGGTGTACTATTTTCCGTAAAAGATACGGTGCTAAACGTCCAATTATTATGTGCTGTTCTCGTTAAGGTGCGAACAGCAAAACTAGGATGACATATAAACATTGTGTCAGCAGACTGAGCAAACCTTAAATCATCTAGAAAAAGTTCAGAGTAAGGCGTTGTTTTTTCATAAATCTCTGTAACAGTTCCTCCAGAAGTATACGCTGTGAAATTAGATCCATTTATTAGTGAGCCAAAAGTATCTTCTAAAACAAACTCCGTACTTGCTGGCTGTGGATTGCTACCTACGGTATAGTTTCTATTATTCAATTCGGTCATACCGTTTACACCAGAAATAAATATTTCCTGACCGCCAGCACCAAATATATTTGTTGGATTGCCACTTAATTGGACTCTAAATCTGTTACCTACTTGAGATGCCCCCGTTATTGCATGACTTGTTGGACTTAATACTTGCAAACCATTTCGATACACGCGCATTTTTAAATGCGAGAATTCTAAAATATAAGTATCTGACGTTTTGAACTGAAAGGGTATTAGGCGCACTTTACTAAAATTATTACCGCATTGCCCTAAAAATTCTGTGCCTGGACGCCGTGTTACGCCGCCATGCGGCATGACCACCATGTTGGTTAGATCCGACAGACCTTGTGAATACTTTGCTAAATCTGTGCGCCCTTCCAAGCGTGGGCTTATTTCACCAGCTGTAAAAGAACTAAAACTAGGTGCGGATCGTGCCATTTACATTCTTGCCTCAATAAAGTCAGAAGCCTCGAACCTTTGTGGTGCGCCCTCGGTAGCGTCAGTATGCCGTGCCTGTTTCAGCACTTGTTCGTATTTGGCATACATGAGCTGCACCAGGGTGGTAGATCCCGTAACAGCGTAGGATATTTCTGACGCCAGGTAAGCTGCTAGCGCTTCAATTAAACCACTATCGTATTCGTTTGGATCGGTAATCCTGGCAATGTATTTTATTTTAGCTATACCCTCATCGCTCAGTAGTTTTCTGCCCTCGATGACAAACACGGGTGAGCCACTGTTAGATAGCATATTGTCCTGGGGATAGCTTAGTGTGCCGTTGCTAAACTCTAATACGCGCAAGCAAAACGGATCTACGGGCAAAGGATATTGAAACGCATAACCAAAATCTGGTGTGGTTGTTTCTTGTGCCAGTGTTGCCCGTCTTATTAATGAGTTCCAGGGATGTTCTCTAAAAACAAAATCACGCGCACTTTCGTATCTTTGATTGATAATGCGCCCTACTTTAGAATTTTCATCTAATGCAGAGATGTTAGATGCGCCCAACATGTTTAGCGCAAAGTTAGCAATATCAACGGTAGATGGCATAGTTTAACTCCATAAGAAAAGAAGGGGCGCAAGCGCGCCCCAACCTATTAGTCTACGACATATTTGATGGTCAGCTCGATTGTGCCAGTACCAGCAGCGCCGCCCATTGTGACGGTAACCGCCACACCATCTTCGTTTGTGTCTGTCTCTGTGCCTGAGCCTAGAGCCAGCGTTGCGAGGATGTCTACCTTCTGGGCAGATGTGGACGCAGCAGCCGCTTTAAAAGCAGCAGCGGCAGCAGCAACGGCTGTACCAGCCGCATTTGTGTGTGCAGCTGTACCCACTGACAAGGTTGTTGATGACCCCATCGCATCATGTGCGAGTGAGCCTTCAAGCAATCTTGCGCCGTCTGGTAAAATGAACATCTCGATCACATCACCTGATGCAAGTGAGCTTGCTTCAAATACGCCATGAGCCACTCGGACACGACCGCCCAGCTCATTTGCTTTGTTCATAACAACAGGTGTTGCTCTGCTGTTAGTACGCTGTGTTGAAAAAACAGTAGCCATTGATCAGTCTCCTACTCTTGACATGCAATTTCTACTATTTTCGCTTCTTCCATTCGGGTGGATCCGATGGTTTGGCAATAGTAGACTTGCGTTGAATATGACTTGTCGGCTCGTTCATCGATGCGCGCATTTGGCTCTTTACCAACTGCTAGCTTTAGACCGTCTGACGCGAAAGCAATCACCTGGCGGTGGCTGTTTGCGTCTGTTGTTAGACGGTTACTTACGATAAAATTAAACCCTACAAACGAATTGATCTGGCCTTGAGCCAACGCCTTGACGGTGTTGAAATCAGAGCTTGTGACCGTTGTGTTGTTCAACAAATCGCTGATCTGTTTTGGAGACACAACGATGTGTCGTGTGATCGATGGATCAACACTGGCAGCATCGAGTGTTTCTTTTGCAGACAATAGTTTTGCAATGGTTAGACCAGCAGAACCGTGTGCGATTTTCTGACCAGCTGGTAGTGCTGTTGATGTGGAACCATCCTTGCCAGTTTGCGCTGTTCCTAACGCTGCTGCAATGATTTCATCATCCATCGCACGACCCATAGCAGCTGCTGCTGCACGGCCATAAGAACTTGTCGGATCTATCAATAGTCTGATTTTGTCCTGATCATCGATCAGATCAGCATATTCATAGTCTGACATTGTCACCATGCGTCTGGTGTGTGGTGTTTCGACCATTGGGGTATCGCTGTGGCGCGATGTTCTTTTAACAGCGGCTGCTGATCCCACTTGATCGAAGAAAGCCTTTTCGCCATTTACAGATTCTACATCTACTGCATCTCGCAGCAAAGAACCCATCTGCTGTGAAAGCATTTGGACATTTGCAGAAAACTGATTGACAAAGGCTGTAGTGATTTGAGTAGACATTTGTCTCTCCTTCTACAGGTTAAGTTTTCAGATTGCTGCGCGCGGTTGTCTCAGATGAGGCCGTGCTGACTGGTTAGCCAGTTACTCTACTTGTCGCACAAGTTTGATGGCGTGGGGCTTTCGCTTATCCACTAGCAAGTTCAAATAGTTTTTGAACCTCTTCGACAGCTTCATCGTGTTGTGGATGAAACTTATCTGTATATGCACCTTCTGTCATTTTTTGCTTTGCCAAAGACATAGCTTCAGCTGGTGTCATAACTAATTGTGTGCCTTCACCGACCAGGCTGTCTTCACCTATGTCCGATGCGATAGCGGCAAACATTCTTATAATATCTGGATGATCACCTAGTCTGCGACCATCTGCCAATTCAACAGTATCTAGCAACTCTGGATTAATGTAGCGATCTGCTGCTGCGTAACCCATGTTTATCTTTTGATCAAAAGCCTGGCCAAACTCTTGTTGTAGTTCTCTAACCGTTTGTTCGTTAGTTTGTTTAGCCTGGGCGTAGTGTTGCTCGTCAGTTGTGCTTAATGTGTTTTCAAAAAAATCGGCAATCTTTTGCGCCTGGCGTCCGTTAAGACCAGCCGCATGTGCTGCGTCTTTATATTTATTCCAGGTTTCTTCGTTAAGATCCTCGATGTTAATTTTTATATCGTAATCCGCTGATGACTCTGGCCGACCCGTATCCATATAGAATTGCTCGTATTGTTCATCTGTCCAGTTACTTTGTGGTTTGACCACTGTGTCAGCACCGATCATCGACCTGGCGTGAACGTATGATTTTGCCAGGGCATTCGCATCTGTAAAATTTTTAAGACTTGGATTGCTTCTTAAATTTTCATCCAAGCTATCAACAAAGCTTACGGGTGCTTCTGCTGCGACTTCTTGAGATCCAGTATCTTGGGTTGCCTCTTCGCTCATTGTTTTGGTTCCTTCTTGTCGGACAACATCCTGACGATCAGCAACACTGTTGCGCGTTGTCCTTCGTTAAATGCAGATTCA